TGTTAAATCTTTGATTGCATCTTCTGAATTATGAGAATGTTTGCTTGTATCATCCAACATTCTTCCTAGACCTTCAGTACTGTTTGTCAGTTGATCTTGATGTGTTTTTAGTTGAGCTTGAGCAACTCGTAATCTACCCATCAACACTTCTTGTTCAGTTAAAGGTTGTGTTAATCGAATTATAGCATTTAAAAAACGATCTAAATGAGGTGCGATTTGAAGAATTGCTGTTTGAAACTTTGTTGTTAAAATAGTCGTTAATCTTAACATGCTATCATTTACATCTTCTGCATTTCTCAACAAATCTTCATCAAAGACAAGACCTAGTTCTTTTGCTTCTTTGCGAAATTCATTTAAACCTTGTGACCCTTCACGCATCATATTCACTAAAGCAACACCTTCAGAATCAAATCCTTTAAATGCCATCCTTAATCGTTCAGTATCACTTTCTGCGTTCATAATAGCGTCAGAAAAATCATCTAAAACATCATCTATATTTCTTGTAGTGCCATTTGCATTTCTTACTGCTATTCCATATTCCAATAAAGTATTCTTTAATTCACCCGTACCTTGTTGAGCTTCTCCTACTCTACGAGCAAATCTTTGCATACCCATGTCAAGGGTTCTTTGTTCAACACCTGCTAACTTTGCACCATATCGCAACTCTTGTAATGAATCAGTCGTTAAACCTATTTTATCAGCAGTCTTAGCAATAGCGTCAGCACTTTTAAAAGCATTTTTAGCAAAAGAAACTAGAGCAACACCACTCAATCCGACAGCTAATGCAGGTAACATCTTTGTTAATCCCATCATCGAATTTCTCATTCGACCCAGACCTTGATTAACTGTTCTAAAAGCAAGTTTAGTCTTATCTTGAGCTTTTAAGACTATTTTTGCTTCTTGTTTCATCGCCATGCTTTTTTTCCTTATAATTAAAAAATAATAGCCACTCATAATATTCTTGGAGTGATATAGCTTCTATTTCTTCAATGGTTTTTCCGAGCCGATATGCCAACTCAAAAAGATTCATCCTTAACATATCGGTAGTTAGTTTTTTTCAAGTTCCTCAATGTTTGAAATCGTTGAGAACATCTTGGTTACGACATCCATTAAGACGTTTACTTTTTCTCTTAATAGAACTGGTTTGTCACTAACGTCAAAGATAGGTTTATTGTCTGCATCAACAGCTTTAATTATTATTAAATCGACCACAGCTTCCATGCTTGGATTACCTGAAGTCATTTCTGATAAAAAGTTCTTATGCTTCCTCTGAAGTTTATTCACTTCATGGCATCGCAAAGAACCGACAAAAAATATAAGTGGTTTTCCTTTCGTACCCCATTCATCTACTTCGATTTGGATGTTGTCATCTTTTCTCAGTTCACGAATACGGTCACCGATCTCACTCATAAACTAGACGGTTGATTCACTTAATGCACCAGTTCCTTGAACTCCATAAGAACATTCAACCATTCCATCAAATGTTGAAGCAAGTCCTTTTGATGTTACCAATGCAGTACCAGTAAAATAAGTGTCTCCACTTGTTGCACCTTCTGGGTACCAGTTAATTGTTATAGATGAGCCAACGTCTAAAGCTCCTTGACCTGATGTATCAGTTTCATCCCAATAGGTGTCTATACTTCCAGACCAATTAGTTAAACCTGCTAAATATGTTCTTGCAGAATCCCCCATAGTTGTATCTTCTATGGTATCGCCAGACTGATCTACGTTAAATGAACGAATTTCAGCCACAGCATTTGCACCGACCTTTACAGTTCCTTCACTTCCTGCGTGATTTGCCATTTATTTATTCTCCTTATGACTAGATTTATATGATTTTGGTTTTGGTTTAGAGTTGCTTGATGATTTTTCACTCCAACCATTCTTTATATATTTAGGAAGTGATTCTTCCCAAATCTCGACCTCATCTCCCGATGAATTGTAAACTTTGATTCTTTTTGCCATATATTGCTCCTAAACTGCTGTCTCAACATCGTTCTCTAATGTTTCATAAAGAACAACGACATTAAACTTAGCTATTCCTAAAGGTTGTTCACCTTCAGCATTATAATCAATATCGACTGCTGTAATTTGCGTGTCTTTTGCATTTCCATCTCTTGTTAAATCAGCATCTAAAGCTTCCTCAACTTGAACAGCGATTGTATCAATAGTGTTATCTATTGCTCCCGTTCCTTTCACATATGCTTCTACTGCGACATTTAAAGTTCTTAATTGCGTTCTTGGAACGGTCATTGTTGCGTATTCGGTTTCTTCTGAAAGTGTATAAACACAAAGAGCAGGTAAATCTGAACTTTCTAGTGGATAATGCCGACTTTCAAAAACATTGCTTCCAGTTGTCGTTAAACCCGTTAGAACCGTTACAATATTTGATCTGATTGTTTCCCTAACATGAGCCATCTATTGTTGTTCCAATACTAAAGTCGTTATCCCACTTGTTCCGTCTGGTTCTACAATTCTGACTTTATAAGTTACAGAATCAATAACAATAGTGTCACCATTCGATGCACTTGATACATCGCTTGTTAAACAAAAAGCTCGTGGGTCTGTAGAAGCAAGCCCAACCTCACCATTAGCATCAACATCTAAAAACTCTTTATCAAAAACAATATTGATAGTGGATGCACTTCCACCTTGAACGGTGTATGTTGCTTCAGTCGCAAAGTCGTTTGTATCAAATAAATTAGATAGATCAGTTGAACTCTCAAAGTTAGGCATTTACTTCTTACGCCAACCTTTTTTCTTTCTCTTAGTTGGTTGTTCTGAATCATCAATCCCAACTGCACGATTACTTTCTATTATTTTTGCGTGTCCTGATGATGCAAATTGTTTTGCTTCTAATGCAGACACTTCAACGATTGAACCCTCATCATAAGGAACACCCCTCACATGAGTTCTATTTGTAATTTCTATTTTCATTTTAAAATTTCCTTAAAAAAGAAGGGAGGAAAATTCCCCCCTTCCCTTATCTAGGTTTAAGATTTACTAAACAGTTACATCTCTAATTTCAGCAAAACTTTGAGCATGACGAACAGCAAAATCTGTATCAAAGAATCCTGCTAATCTTGTGCCACCTGAAGTTGCTAAACTAGAAGTATCAACCACAATATCCAATCCAGACCAGAATCCGACAAGTGCTTGACTCATAGAACCGATCAAGACTGCATGACAACTGCCTGAAGTTGAACCTTTTGTTAAAGTGCTTGGCATATTAGTTGAACTTATAACTCTATGACCAACCACCAACTCATCATTGTTAAGAATGAAATTACCTTCCACACCTGATGCTTGTTTTGGTGTTTGACGCATTTCACCGACTACTTGAGGAGTAGTGACGCAAACCATGTCATCTGTACCTGCATTGTCTTTTGTGATTTCAGAATCTAGGTCAACAAGTTTTGCATAAGTAATTGCTCCACCATTTGTACCCATAGCAACATCACCAATACCTGATGTTTGTCCTATTCCAGTCGGTTCATTACTTCCCCCACCTTCTAGGAATACAGTATCAAGTTTTTGAGCAAAAGTTGAAACGAAATCATTTCTGATTACTTGCTCTATTGATGGATCAGATTGCAACATTAGTTTCCTAGTGAAATCAATATATCCTGCACAAGTTTTAGGACTCATGCTGACTTGTGCAAATACTTCTGCACCTTCAGATGGTGCTGAACCTTCAGCAACAAAACCCACATTACTTGCACTTGTTGATAATTTAGGAATAGCTATATTTCCGACTAGACCCTGCATTTGAACAGCACCGTTAGCTAATACAACACTTCGACCATATAAAGCTTCAATGAACATATCGCCACGATGAACAGTACCCACAAGATAACCACCTTGGGAGTCTGTTCCTGCTGTTTGATCTCTAGTCCACGCTATGTCAGTAGGTGCATAGAAACCTCTTGCTTCTTTGCCAGTTTTTCTAGCTATTTCGTCTGAACATTCTCTTTCAAATCCTGCTTTACGCCAATCGCCTGAAGCAGATGCGTGAATAGCTCTCATTAAAGAATATTCTCTTTTTTCTTCATCAAGTCCAACTTCGGATGGAAGTTTAAAGACTTGTTCATTAGTTTTCTTTGAAACTTCATCTAACACTATTCCTCTGAATAGGTCTAATGAAACTCCATCTTCAACAGCTTTATCAGCCACTTCTTGAAGGTTATGTTGAGAACCAAGAGCTTGAATTTCTCTTATTCTCTTTGTTTCTTGCTCTCTAGCTTCTGTTTGGATTTCCCTTACATTAACTTGAGGAGCTTCTTCTTTGACTTCAGTTTTTACTTCTTCTGTCATGATTACACTCTCCTTTTGAGTATTTTGAGTTAATGGAGTTTCTAAGCTTCTTCCAACTCCTACTGACTGATCAGCAGGAATAGAAACAATGCTTAGTTCTAAAGGAGTCCATTTTTCAGCAACATAAGTGTCCAAACCGTTATCGCCTTCCAATTTTTCTCGCTTTTGCAGTTCATTTATACGATAGCCAACAGAAACATTACTTCGTATTCCATCTTGAATATCGTCAAAGATTTCACTAGCTGAGTTCGATTTTCCAAAACGAACATTTGCTCTTGCTACCTTGTCTGCACCGACCTGCACACCCTCGATTACTCCAATTTGTTTGCGAGGATCATGGTCGAGTAGAAGTGGAGCAGTTCCACTTCTTAACCAATCAAGTTCTATTGCACCTTCATTGTGCGATAAAACTTCAAATCCAAAATCACGTTCTACTGGTGCTTCAGAAGAAAATGCTAATCGCACCCTGCGATCATCTCTTTCTATCTGTCTGACATCAATTCTTGCGTGTCTGAATTTCTTTTCTTCAGAAACATCATCGCTTTTCTTAGTCGGTTCTTCCTTTACTTCTTTTATATCTAACCGACCACCGATGATTGTTTCTTCATCGACTGTTAATTCTTTGGTCATGTCTTATCCTTCCGAACCTTCTTCTGATTCTTCAATTATAGTTGGATCAATTTTTGATGCTCCAAATGCACTTTGACCTCCACCGAATGGTTGGAAAGCAATCTTAATATTTGCATCTTCCGCCATTTGTTTTTCTCTGTTGAGTTGGTCAAAATGATCTTGAACATCCCTTCCATAGTGATTTAAAGCATCCTGCATTGTTGCCATTCCATTATTTAACTGAACAGCTATTGCCATTGCTTCCTTTTGAGGGTCAACCCAAGACCAACCCCTTGGAGTCCATCTTGGTCTATGAAACTGTCTAAACTTGCTCGCAGGTAACGGTGCATTTGCACCGAATGGTTGTAAAGCACCTATTGTCAATGAATGTTGCAACCACTTTTTAAAAATAACTCCATGAAAGTGATCTATCATCCATGCTTGCAATCCTCTGTAATAATCTCTTTCCTCTAATGCTCCTTGCCTGATTGAAGAATAACTCACGCCTTGCAAATCATTTGCTAATGAAGTGTAAGACACTCCTAAACCAGACGCTATTCCTCTTAATGTTCCTTTAACAAAACTCTCAAATTGACTTGTAGGATGCGATGGATCAAACATTGTCAATTCTTCATTAGGGTCTAATTTCTGAAATGTACCTGCTTCCAAGTTGATTGTCGGATTGTAAGTGTCCTCTAATCCATCACCAGTATAATCACCTGATTTCTTAATAATACCCATTGATGAAGCTGATACCCTACTTGCTACCAATTCAGCTTCCATGTATTTACCTAACATTTGCAGATCAACCATTGAAACACTTAATGGAGGAATACCCCTTGTTGCTTGTGGTCGGTCTTGCCGAAAAGCATGGATCAATCGACTTGATTCAATACGCTGATATTTCTTTGATCCCACATTTGGAAATTGAGTATCAGATGGATTAAAAGATGCTAAATAATACGCAACGGGTTTCCCAAACTTATCAATTTCAACACCCATTCGTATTGCATTGCCATTGGATGAATTAACATCATTGTAAGATTCATCTAAATAATCAGCTTCCAAAAATCGTATTGCAAAACCATACGGATTTTCTTCGGTTGGTTTTTGTTCAAATAGTTCAATAAGAACTTCACCATCCCTCGCCCATGTTTCTATGAATAGTCTTTGACAATCCAACCAACTTAATTTTCCATCTACAGTACAGACGCCTGCATAACCCCAAGCTCTCCATCCTTCTTCAACAACAACATTTGCTAATGAATCGAAACGATTTCTATCTCTATCTGATCTTGCACGATTCTGTAAATTAACACCTGCCGATCCAACAACATTATCACGCATGAGTTGTATGTATCGAGAAGCATAATCATTATTTCGTGCCAGTTGCCTTGCTCTATTTCTTAATATTTTTAAACTTGGTTTTAATTCACTATCGGCTGAAGCTGAAACACTTTTAAAATCTGCTAATAATCGACCCGTTCCTGCTCCATCGAAAGTTCTTGAATGTCTTTTTGTTTTTTGTCTTTTTTTAAATAAATCTAATATTCCCATTAGAAACTCACTTTCACAGATGTTCCAGTACCTTGACCCCGATCTCTACGGTACTTTCTTTCTTCATTATCGACTCTTGCTTTATATGTTTCTTCAAACTTAATTAAATCTTCTAGTGGTGTTCTTGCTAATGTTCTTCCTTCAACAGAAAAACTTTCCTGATCTCTTGTTGCCCGACCTTCTATAACGGATTGAATAGCGTCTAATATTATCTTTGCATTAGTTCGAGGGTCGGCAGTTGATGCATCTCTATTTGCTATAACTTTAAGAGTTCCTCTATCGACTGTTATTCTTTCGGAATCGGAATCTCTGGTAATGTATGCCTGCCAAGTATAAGTGCCTGCTGTGTAACCTGATGTGGTCGATTTAGAAACACTTATTAAGTAATCATCACCCGATGCACTCGCTGTAAGTGCTATTTCACTCGCTGTGCTTGCTTGTAATCGTAAGGCGTATTTCAATGTGTATGATGAATTAGAATAATCGGTATTTAAGTCTGTTCTTTTCCATTGCCACAAATCACCAACTATTAATTCTTCAGGTTCAATAGATGGTGCATTAGCTGAATCAAATAAGTTTGCCATTATATCCCTTTAATAATTTCGCCAGTCAGTAGCCCAATTTCCCTTATTGGTTCTATTTGTAGGTCGATGAACAACTGGATTAAGAGTAGTGGGTTTAGGTTTTGCTTCCGAATCCTTTTGTTTTTCAAATCTATTTGCTACTGAATTAATGTTAATATTTAAAATTGCGTAAGCTGATAAAGCATAAACTCGGCAATCTAAAGCTTCATTTCTTGCTCTTGTTTTAATCCATTCTCGTCTTTGAAATCCTTTACGGTAACGAGTAACGATTTTTTCAGCAGTTAATTGTCTAAAATATTCATCACTTCTATCTTCTGGAAAATGACAATATCCTGCTCCTTCATTTTCGATTTTCAATCGTGAATAAATAATTTCTTTTGCGGTATCTACGCCCAAAATAAACAACGGACATTTTGCCACGTTGTTTGTTGATCTATTTCCTATTAAAGCTTTACCTTCACCACCAATTCCTTTAATAGCGAATATTCTTCTATGTCCTCTTGGTTTACAAAAGGTGTAAACCGCATTTGTATAATGTCCACCTGAATCAACACAAGCTGAACGAATAGTAATCTTTCCACCTAATTCATGGTCATATTCAGTATTTAAAAATTCATCTAAATCATTCCATAACTGAGGTGCAGAAGGGTCACCAAAAAACACCTTATAATCTATTGACCATGTTTCTTCATCACGACCCCACCCCACAACTTCACATTCTATTCTGTCATCTTGAATATCGACACCTGCTGACAAGACAACAACTCCCTTTGGTACTTTTGACCAAATCTCCTTTCGTGACGAAATAGATATATCATCAACTCGTTCTCCTTCATCTTCCCAACTTTCACCGAAGTAAGTATTGACGAAAGCTCGTAAGGTTTCTGGTAGTCGTTTTGCTGATAAAAACTCTCTTACTGCATCTGGTAGATTAATCCATGACGAATATAATCCTGATAAATGAAATCCTGCTATTCCTTTAAATTCTTCCGTTGATTTCCATTCACCAAGCTTGATTGCTCTTAGTCTATCGTTGTCATTCCATGCTGATCCACAAAACTCACATACATAAACAGCACTATCTGGATTGTCCTCTTGCCAATGAACATTCTTCCAAACTAAAACTTGTTCTTCTTTGCAGTCTTTACATTTCACGAAATATTTTCGTTGATCAGATTCTAAATATGCACTTTCAATTCGACTCGCACCTTTATTAGTTGGAGTTGAAACCATTACGATCTTTCTATTCCAGAAAGTCGCTGACCTTTTCTTTGCTAACTGAATTGGATCACCTTCTGTTCCTGCACTTGGAGGATAACGGTCACATTCATCACATAAGACTATCCGAATAGGTCTGCTCGCTAAACCTGAACTGGAGTTAGCACCAACCATTGTAATATGACCACCTTGAAATATTTTATGAGTAGTCGTGTTCCCTGAGTCTCTACTGCGAGGGTCTTTGACTTTGTTTTTTAATGGTGGCGAATCTCTTAGCATTGGTGCTAATCGGTCTTTTGAAAAAGCTTGTGCCATTTCTAAAGTTGGTTGAACAACTAATATTGGTGCAGGATCATGGTCAATATGAAATCCAATTATGTTTAAAAGTATTTCAGTTTTTCCCACTTGAGCCGAACTCATAACAACGATCTCTTTTATTTTAGGATCATTGAGTGCATCCATTATTCCTTGTTGATACTTTGCTCTTTCTGTTCTCCATCGACCATGTTCAGAACTAGCTTCCGATGATAGTCGCCTTTCTTGGTCTGCCCACTTTGAGATTGTTAGTTTTGGTGGTGGTCTTAGAGATTGCATTGTTTGTGTTATCAGTCGATGTAGATTGTTTTGGGTCATAGTTTGATAATTCCTCTAAACATTCATTTATTTGATCACTCAATATTTGACGAATAGTACCAACCTCTGCTTCGACTGATAGTTGAGGTGCAATTATACTTGGGATTGCTGTTAGTTTACTTTTCATTGCACCAACTATTTCAGACCAACCTTTCAAAACTTGTGAAGTCGCAATAAAGTCTTTTTTAGCTTTACGCACTTCCATTTCAGCTAATTGTGCATCTGCTTTCATCTTTCTTGCTCTTGCTTCATTGTATTCATTAGTGCCAGATAGTACTGGTCTACCAACCATTTTGACTCCATTCATATTTTGTTTAAATATTTATACTGCAACATTTTTTTATAAATCATTTATAAAAATTCTACTACTAGGAGAAAGTTGCGAAGCGACGAACCCGCAGAGGATTGTTGTGGGAGTACCTAAAGCACCCCCAAACCCTTGGTAGCTCTACCTCTTAGCAGGTCGCATTGCGATAGCTTTTAAAGCCCTGATTAATTCAATATTAAATTGTTTTGAAGCTTTTCTCATTACAAGATTTTTAAATTTCTTTTTTCTTTTGAATGTATCAAGTAATCCCGTTCCCCATAATTGCTTGATAGGCAATCTTGTCTTGCTAGACCTTTTAAATACATTTTTTTTACCCCTAACCGTCTGAATAAAGCTAGACTTATAAACTTTGTTGACCCCATAAGCTGAAGCAGTAACACCAATAGATGTTTGTTTGGCTCTAAACCTTTCGAGTGGGTACTTACCACCCCTCAAGATTAGAACCGCAAATAACTTTCTAATGTTTGCTTTCAATATAAAAGTTTTAGCTCGTACTTCTTTTGATTTTATATTAGAAGCACCCATCGCCTTCTTACCTTCTCGCACAGTAAAACCTCTTAATGATGTAGCGGTTTTATTAAGTGCCATTGACGTTGCTTTAGGTAATTGCTTCCTAGCTAAAAAGCCCAAGTTCTTCTGCACGCTTTTTACGTTTGTTCTAACATCGACATGGATCATTTTGAAATACTCACAAGAAAAACATGATACCTGAATCTTAGTACTTCGCTGACACTCGTCAAGTTGTTTAATCAAATATCCAAAGTTTTTTTATTTATTCTTTTTACACCGTCAATCTTATCCTCGTGCTTATAGAGTCGGTATCTAGGTTTTTTAATTTCTTGACGATTTGGTTTTGTTTCTGGATGTTGTACTTCAATAGTTATTTTAGTGACATTATTATTTCTTTTGTTAGTCATACCTTCCTCCTTGTTTCAAAAAAAATTACAATAAGGAAAATTATAATATGAATTATATACAATTTATATACCAAATTTTGCATGAAAAATTGGTATTAAAATAACGGAAATAATTACCTTATTACAATGGTTCACACTTCGTTGAAGTAGAAGCAATTAATTCATCACTTGCAATAAAACAAACCGTCTTAGAACTAATACCTTCTCTTGTTACTCTAATAAAATCACCCCTATCAAAACCATCCCTTACTACTAGACGGACTGTATTTTCGGAAGCATGGCAATTTTTTAATGCCCATTGCATAGTGACAACATCGCTATACTTTGAAATCTCTTTCGGCAATATTCCTTGTCTTGCACAAACAGTTGCTAAATATAAAACTCGGTGAGTCCACGACTGTTGCCAATATCTCCTGAGATCAAAGTGAGGTGCATTATTTAATTTATAAACATATTGAAATCGTTCAACTGCCCAATGATCAAAAACATTATGTCGATGATTCGGATCAACCCATTGTTCTATGGTTTTTCTATCTATAGCTTTATTTTCCATCCTCAATCTCGATACCTTTACGATAAAAATCCATTCTTTCTTCAATCGTTCTACTCACCCAATCGAGTACGGGTTGAGCTAATTGGTAACCTTTATCTTTCTTCACCACTTCATGACGCCAAATAGCGTCTTGTAAAATGTGATCAACTATTTCCTCCCGTCTAACATGTGTCAGATCAACGAGTTCTTCTTTCGAACACCATCTATCCTCAACCGTACATTCGGCAAGTTTTAACACGATAATTCGTGAGATAATCCCCCGACTACCCCAAAAGTCTTGCATGGAATCTTTCGGGTTTTCTGCCCGTTTAGAATTATGTGTTATTCCTTTTTTTATAATATGTAATACAGATTTTTTCATTAATTTCCCCCCTTTGATCTGTTATCGTAAATCCCTCCTCTTATCATGGTATTACGAACACTACTTAAACTCCATACTTTTCTACCCATAGGGGTTTTTACCCCCCTAGCCTCCAGGCATTGTTTAATCCCGCTAAGTGTGTATACACCCGTTTGCATAATTTCCGAAACAAC